TTATTATAATAATTTATTATTATTTAATATAATCATTTAAATTTATAAATATAAAATGTAAATTGTTTTATTAAAAAATTTAAATGTATAATAATAAGAAAAGATACAAAATTTATAAAATATCTTATAAGCTTTATTTATTAAATATAATAAATAAATACTTATTTAAGAATTTATTTCTCACAATATTCAATTGATAAAAATCTTGTTCCTGTGATTTTTTCTACTAAAATTAAATAAAATATTAATAATTATTACTTTGCAACCTAATTAAATTAATTCAACAACCATTTAAACCCAATAAAACCCACACCCATCAAGTTACTAATATAACTTGTTTTTCAATATTTTATAAATTAATATTATATAAAATAATTTATAAATCAAACAAATTAAACTAATAAATCAATTTTGTAAATTTATCTCTAAAATTATCAGATGAATCCCCATGTAAAGAATTAATCTCATATAAACCAGTCAATTCAACAAATGTATTAAATAATTCTTGTTCTGTTTCATATATATCATCACAATTATCTGTTGAATCTTCATTATGTAATCTACCAAACTCTTAAATTAATTAACAGAATTTATCATTTAACATAATTTGATTTGCCAAGTGTTCAATTCTTTTATCAAAACTTCCACTATTTACTTTAATTTATTCAACTAATGGGGATACTAGTGGTTTGCTTGTATAGTTATAATTTCTATGATCTATTGAAGTATTTGTTAATAATTCAAGCAAACACCATTTGATCATTTTAATAATTTTTTTAACTGATAAGACAATAGTTTTAGTTTTCATGGTTTGTATTTGTATAATAAAATTAATTTAATTTTTTTTAAATCCTAGAAGAAAAACATTAAAAAAATATAAATAGCATATTTAAAATTTCGGTGTTTTAAATATGCAAAGGTGTAAAATAACATAATTTATAACAAAAAAGATATTTTTAAATAACTAAAATATTATATTATTTTATATTATGGATATTTAACTGTTATTACTTATTTTATTTTATTTTTATTTCTTTTAATAATAATTGTAAATTATTTATTGGTTAATTAAAATAAGAACCAAATGTTATATATGTTATTGAAATAAGTAAATTATTTATTGATTAAAATTCCAAACTAATTTTAAATGTATTATATAGTTTAATAAATTATTTATTTGTTAGTAAATTTGTTATTGAATTTATTATTGAATTTATTATTGAACTTGGTAAATAATTATTAATTATGTTTTTTGTAATAAAATAAATTTATTCTACCCATAAAAATTTTATTATATAAAATAGATTTAAAATGAACAATTTTCCAACAATTTATTTTAAATATCATAATAAAAATATAGATTTACAAACATATGAATATGAAAATTCACTTATAAATATTGCGTTAGAACATAATAATAATGAATTTAATAAAGCAAATTTTCCAAATTATAGTAAATATAATTGTGATATAATAGTTAATTCAAATTTATATACAGAAAATCCTGAAATATTAAGTGCAGGTGGATTTTCATATTTACAAGCAGGAATGATATTAGATAAAAATTATATAAAAGAAACTCAAGGTAATTGGAATGATAATATAAATCCAAATATTTTTCCAATTAGAACAATAACAACATCAGGTGATCCTCGTGGATATTATTCATCAATATTTCCAACAATAGCTGAAAAAATAGATAATATTCCAGTATGTTTTTCATTTCCAATTTTACCATCAAGTGTTGATTCTACACAATTTTTAATAACATTAAATAATGGTAATATAACTAAACCATTAACATTTACATTTAGTCCAAATACAAAATTTAATGAAAAACAATGTATAGTGTTAGTTGGTTATTTTAATAATAAAATAACTTCTGGACCAAATGCAATTTATCCTGTAACTTTGGAAATAGTAGAATCTGTAAATGGAAAAAAAATGGTAGCTATAGGTCCAAATGGTTTATATGATATGACTGGAAAAAATGTATCATGTTCAAATCCATATTCTTCATCATTAGAAATAGCATCAGTAGTATTAACAAAATATAATTTACCAGGTATTTATAATTATTTGGGAGATATTGGTTGTGGTATTAATCAAATTGAAAATACAAATAGTGCTTTAGATTTATATACAAATAAAGCTGAATATAGATTTCGTATTTTTACAAAAGGTGGTTATTCACCAAATGGAATAAGCTCAATGTTACCAAATATGTATGAAAAATATTTTTATTTACAATATAATGATCCAATAACAAAAAAATCATTTGATTTAAAAAAACAAAATTATAAATATTATTTTAATTGTGGTTTAGAATATGTTGAAATTGTAGGATTATCAGATTTAGGTCAAAAACAAAATATATATAATGATACATATATTGAAGACCATGATAATCAAATAGATATAATAGTTAAAGGAAATATAGATATAATTAAAAATATTACAAAATTAATAATTCCATCTGATAAAATAAATTATACTCAATTTTATAATCCAGGTGGACCAGGACCAACACCATTTGCAGATATTATTTATACTAATCCAAGTGAATATCAAACTGTGACTATTATAAATAATTTAGAAAATCCTAAAACAGTTAGTTGGATAAATACTTGTCAAAAATATATTAATTAAAATATAAAATATTTTAATTTATAAATTTAAAACTGATATTGTGATTAATTATATTATATATATAATATAATTAAAATAAATGACAGATTTTTTATATAATAAAATAGACTTTATTATTATGATAATATTAGCATTATTAGTTGCTTTTATTATAGGATTTAGTATAATTCAATTAATTGATTCAAAATTAAGTTCTGTAACAATAAATGTTCCTTCTAGTTCTTGTCAAATTCCACCAATTTATTTAAATATAGACAAAGATAATAATGTAAAACAAATAAATTTAAATGATATAATAAGTACAATTTCAAATGAATCTGTTTTAAATTCTCAAGAATCAAATATTGAAAATTTTTCTAATATTGAAAATACAAATATTAATTTAAATGATAATATAAATGATAATATAAATGATAATATAAATGATAATATAAATGATAATATAAATGATAATATAAATGAAGAGTTTGGAGGAATTCAAGATTATCCATTAATATATGATGACAATCGTAGACATTTAATATCTGATATAACTAATTCAAATGAAGCAAATAATATAATAAATAATAAAACAATTTATGAAACTGCTAAAGATCCTGATTATAATACAATGAATGATCTTCCCTTATTATTTTCACCTGATACAAATGTACCAAATAGAGCAGGTCCTGATTCTAAAGGTTATTATTTATCAAAAGTAAAATTAATTGAAGATCCAAATAGTCCATTAATGAAATTAGCAAAAGAAAATGCAAATATTATTAATAGCACAGTTGCTAAATGTACTTTAGCAGATAGTAAAAAAAATCCAGAAATAAATGGAATATTTGATGGATATAATGCATTTGTAGATTTAAAAACAGATTCTTATGCTAATATTACATCAATAGGTAAAAGTATGTTAGCACCATATACATCATATCCTGTTCCATCTTAAATTAATTTTCAATCAATAAATAGTTTTTACATTCAAATTTTATTTTTTATAATTTTTAATTGGTATCTCTTTTTTGTTATAAATATTTAATTTAATTTTATTTTATTTTTAATATTAGATTTTGTTTTTTTTGAATATATTTTTTAAATTCTTTTATTTCAATATAATTATTAATTTCTGGATGTTCTGTTAAATATAATGTAAAATAATTTATAGTAATTCAATAAAATTTTTTTACTAAAATATATAAAATAAAAAGTAAATTCATTAAATTATCTATTATATAAATATTTAGTACAAATATTTTATTGGATTTATATAAATACAAAAAAGTAATTAAAATAAATAATAAATTACAAAATAAAATTATAAATAATATAACAAATTTTAATAATAATTGAATTATAAAATTAGTTAATTTTTGTTCTGAAGATTTAAATAAAATATTACACAATGTATTTATTGATACTATTAAATCACAAGGTATAAGATTATATAAAAGTAATTAATGGAATTTATTTTAATAAAGATTATCCTGAAAATTAAAATATTTATATTAGTAATATAAAGTAATAATTTATAAAAATAAAATGTGGATTATTAATAATTGAGATAATATATTTTTAGATCTTTTATAGTCATTTAATGATATTTTATAAACATTTATCATATTAATTTACAATTTGGGGTAAAAATTCATTTAATAAAATTGGAGTAGGAATATGATTTTCATATTTTTCTACTTTAGATTTTTTTTTATTTTCAATAAATTTATGTTCAATAGATTTATTTGTTCTTTTCAAATTTTTAAAAAATGTAATTCTAATAGAATGTTGTTTTCCTAAATCTTTAATATAAGCAGATGCTTCATTAAAATTAACAAAAAATTTAAATGAACTAAATTTACTTTTTAAATTCTTTTCCAATTCAATAAAAATTAGTTCTTTATTATAATTTTTTAGAGAATTATGAAGAATAATATCTGAATCATATTCTGCAGAATTAGAATTATAATTCCAATTATAACTTAGAACAATATTAAAAATTGTTTCCAAATATTTAAATTGATAAAGTTTAAATCCAAAACCATTTTCACCATTTGATTCTTCTCCACAAGCAATTTCATTGTAATATGTGATAATAGAACTTCCATCTAATAAATTCAAAATACTATCAGAGTTAGTTACTAAAGATAAACCTTTATAAACTTTTTGTTTTAATGCAATAGTTAAAGCCAAATATAATTTATTTTTTGCTTTAACAATAATATCTGATTCTAAATATTGGGAATATTTTGAAAAATTATTATTTAAATTAGAAATATTTTCTTTTGTTAAAGATAATAATTTATTATTAATTTGAGATTTAGAAGACTGTTGAGTATAATATTTCTTTGAATTACTCTGTTTGTTTTTTTATATTGTTTATTTTTATTAACTTGTTTAATATGTGTATCATTACTAACACTAACACTAGTTAAATCTGAGAAGCGGTTTCTGTACATATTATTTTAGTAAGAATATAAAAGTAAATTATTGTTATTAGTATGAATAATAGATTTTCAGATAAAATTATATTCAATTTTTATTAAATTACTATAATTAGTATTAAAATATATTTTGTATTAAAAGTATATATAAAATTAAAATTTTTATTTTTAATTATTTTATTGTTGTAATTTTATGTCCTTTTTATTTTTAATATGGAATATTTAATTTTTTATTTTGTTAAAAGATTATTATGTTTTTATGTTTAGATATTTAATATATAATTATTTATATATTAAAAATTGTTATTATATTTATTATAATTTAAGTAAATTAATTTTATTTATTTTTATTATAATTTAAGTAAATTAATTTTATTTATTTTTTGGATCTTTTCTTTTTAATTTCTTCTGCAAGATTAATAACATATTTAGAAATTTTGTCTTTGCCTCTATTTTTAAGATCTTTATCAAATAATTCCATAAGTTTTTTATGTAATGTTTTAAAATCTTTGCTATCTTTAACATCTTTCAATGCTTCAGTTCTTAATTCATAAAAATAAGTATTTAAACCAAACCAATATTTTCTATCAACACCTAAATCTTTAATAATTTTTTCTTTAAATTCAAGTGCTTCTTTAAGAGCAGGATTAAGTTCTCTTTTTTGTTTAGAACCTTTTTTAGATGATTTTTTAGATGATTTTTTAGATGATTTTTTTACACCACCTAACATATCTATATCAATAACTCTTGCTAATGATAATTTAGATTTTTTAGATGTTTTTTTAGATGATTTTTTAGATGCTTTTTTTGATGATTTTTTTGATGATTTTTTTGATGATTTTTTAGCACCACCTGTTTGCATTTTAGAAGATTTTTTAGAAGTTTTTTTGGAAGTTTTTTTAGAAGCTTTTTTAGAAGCTTTTTTAGAAGCTTTTTTAGCACCTCCAATCATTTTAGAAGATTTTTTAGAAGTTTTTTTGGAAGTTTTTTTGGAAGCTTTTTTAGAAGTTTTTTTAGAAGTTTTTTTGGAGGCTTTTTTGGAGGCTTTTTTAGAAGTTTTTTTAACACCTCCAATCATTTTTTTTGAAGATTTTTTAGAAGTTTTTTTAGAAGTTTTTTTTGATGCTTTTTTGGAGGATTTTTTAGAAGATTTTTTAGCACCACCTGATTGATTTTTTCCACCTTCAATATCAATATTATAATTAATGGTTTCCATCATATCATTATTAAATCTTGATAATTTAGAGCCTTTTTTAGAGGATTTTTTAGAGGATTTTTTAGAGGATTTTTTAGAGGATTTTTTAGAGGATTTTTTAGGTGTCATTTTTAAATCCATATTATTTGATTGTTTTTTTGATTTTTTACCTCCATTTTGTTTTTCAATGGATTGAAGATCTATTTTAGAACTTGACATTTATATAATATATATATATTATATAAAAATTTATTATATTAAAAAATATTATTATATTAAATTTAAAATATTCTAGAATTTATATTATATAAAAATTTGTATTATTTACAATACACTCTAAATTTTACAAAATTTACATCCTAAAAAATATTTCTATTTAAGAAGACATATAAAAGATGATTACTTTTATTAAAATAATTTATTATTATTTAATGAAATTATTTAAATTTATAAAATATAAAATATGGATTGTTTTATTAAAAATTTGAATATATAATAATAAGAAAATATAGTAAATTTATAAAATAACCTTATTAAAACTAAAATATAATTTAGAACAAAAAAATATAATTTAGAACAAAAAAAGATATTTTTAAATAAAAAAGTAAATATAATAAATAAATAATAAATTAATTTAAAAGTAATCATTTTTATTTTTTAGTTTTATTATAATAAATAAAAATTGAATTAATAATTAATTTAAAAATCATTTAATATATTTATATAATGGGTGTACCAGGATTTTTTGCATGGTTATTAAAAAATAAGAAAAAATTAGGAGCAAAAAATCTAATATTAGATAATTTAGAAATTAAAATAAAATGGCTTATGTTAGATACTAATTGTTTATTACATCCATGTGTAGCAAATATATTAGAAAAATATAGAAATGGTTTATTAAAAATAAAAGAAAATGAAGATATAAGATTACAATTAGAGGAATTAATATGGGAAAAAATAAAATCAAGTATTGATGACATGATAGAAAAAATAAAACCAGAATATTTATATATAGGAATAGATGGTGTAGCACCAATGGGAAAAATTTTACAACAAAGACAACGAAGATATAGATATTTATTTGATACAGAAATAAAATTAAAGAATAATTTTAAAAAAGATAACATATATAAAACAAAATTAAAATCAAATAGTATAGAAGAACCAGAAATACCAATAAGTTCAATAGAATTAACACCAGGAACAGATTATATGGAAAGAATAAATAAAAAAATAGAAGAATATACAAAAGAATTAAACAAAAATAGAATAAAATATATTTATTCATCATATCATGATGAAGGAGAAGGAGAACACAAAATATTACAATATATAAAAAAAAATATTCCATCAACAGATTCAATAATAATATATGGATTAGATGCAGATTTATTATTTTTATTTTTGAGTATAGAATATGAATATAATATATATGTAATGAGAGAAAAACAGGTATTTACAAATGAAAATATAAATTTAGATGAAAATATAGAATATAATTATGTTGAAATTAAAAAATTACATAATTTAATATCAAATCTTGAAATAAGTACAAAAGATTTTATTACACTATGTTATTTAATAGGAAATGATTTTATACCAGGATTATTAACAATAGATATTAAAAAATATGGTTTAGATAAAATATTTAAAGCATGGGAAAATTTAAAAATAAAATTAAAAATAAAAACAAATTATGTTAATAATAAAATAGAATCACACTTAGTATATTGGAATAATAATAAATATAATCTTAATTTAAATATATTAAAATGTTTATTTGAAGAATTGTTATGGACAGAAAAATATATATGGAAAAATATAAATCGTGATATTATATTTAATGAAAATAATATTGAAATAAAAGAATTAGAAAAAATAAAAAGTTTAAAAAAAGAAGAAAAAAAAGAGCAAATGGAAAAATTTTTATTAGGTTTAACAACAAAAACAGATTTTTTAGAAAAAATTCAATTTAATTCATCAATTGATTATTATAGTTATTATTTAGGTATAAAATGTATTGATATTGATAAAATAATTATAAAAAATATGGTTCAAGATTATATAAATAGTTTTGAATGGTGTATTAACTATTATTTAGATAAATGTCAAAATTGGACATGGGGATATAATTTTATAATAACACCATTAATAAAAGATATAATAAATTTTTTTCCATATAAAACAACAATTAAATCAAGTTTACGTAAATTAAATCCTGTTGAACAGTTAATATTAGCAATACCACCTCAAACTTATAAATATGTTATAGAAAAAGAACTAATAAATAAAATAAGATCAAATAAATGTATAGGATATATGTTTCCTGAAGAATTTATGATAGATATAAATAAAGAACATAATTTTTGGAAATGTCAGGTAAGAATTCCAATAGTAGAATACAATGAATATTTAATAGAAATAAAAAAATTAAATATATTAAATGAAAAAAATGAAATTTATACATATATTAAAAACTTTTAATAAAAAATTTGAAAATAATATTAAAATATAGATAGATACCATAAATAATGAATAATCAATATAATAAGATAAAAATATTAAATAAAATAATGAATATATTAGGAGATAATTTTGAATTAAATAATTCTTTAATATGTGAAAATGAAATACACAATGATAAATTATTTTATTTTGAATTTATAAATAAATCTATGATATTAAATAAGAATAAATTAGAATATATAACTGAAAAAATAAATTTATTGAAAAAAAATAATATAATAGAAATAGAGGATTTAAAAATATCAAATAAAGGAAGATTTATTAGAATAGAAATAAAAACTGAAGAAGATTATCAAAATGAAAAATTAAAATTACAAAATGAGTATTTAGAAAATATAAAAAATATAAATGAAAGAATAGAAAAAATAAATAAATTATTAAATTAAATAAGTTTGTATAAAAATAAATAAAATTATATAAACAATAAATATAAATAAAATTATTAATGTCAATAAATACAAATAATAAAAATAATTTAAATCAACATGGAAATACAATAGAATCAAGAATTTTTAATATAAAAACTTTAATTGCAAATGCTCATTTAGAAACAATAAATCCATTAAAATCAATGGATGTAAATTTAGAAACAGAATTTTATGAAGGTCCAAAAGATAATAAAAGTATGGATACAAGAACAATATTAGGTAAAAAAACATTAGATTTTTATAATATAATAAATAGATTAAATAGTAAATTAATTTATATAAAATCAGGAGCTTATGGAAATACTTTTAAGGGAATAGTTACAAATAATAATGATGAAGAAATAATGAGTTTTGCAGTAAAAATAGTTGCATATCCTAAAAAAAACGGTTATGGAACAATACATAATATTACAAGACCTGAAAATTCTGAAATATTTATGTTAAAATTATTATCATATTTTGTTATAAAAAGTCAAACACCACATTTAATATTACCAATAGCAACATTTAATACATCAATAAAACCATTTTTAACATTACAAGATGATGAAATAATATCAAAAGAAAATCAAAAATATACAGAATTTATAAAAAATTACAATGATGGTCAATATTATGAAACAGTATCTGTTATAATTTCTGAATGGGCAAATAGAGGTGATTTAAGTATGTTTTTAAAAAAACATTATCAAAAATTAAAATTAATTCATTGGCAATGTATTTTTTTTCAAATTATATCAACATTAGCAATAATACAAACAAAATATCCAACATTTAGACATAATGATTTAAAAGCAAATAATATATTAATATCAAAAGTAGATGGATGTAATAAATTATTATTGTATAAAGTATCAAACAAAGAATATTTACTACCTGCAATAGGTTATGGAATATATTTATGGGATTTTGATTTTGCATGTATACCTGGTGTTGTTGAAAATTCAAAAGTATATCAAGATTGGACAAAAAAAATAAATATAACATCTAAAAAAAATAGATATTATGATATTCATTATTTTTTTTGTACTTTAATATATAAAGGTTTTTTACCACAAATAATAGAAGATAAAAATATACCAATTGAAGTAAAAAAATTTATTGATTGGATAGTTCCACCAGAATATAGACCAGGTCATAATTCAGGTAAAGTAAATAAAAAATGTAGATTACTAGTTGATGATGAATTATTTAAACCTATAGAAATATTAGATAATGAATTTTTTAGTCCTTTTCATGGTAATAAAATAGTTTATTAAATTATTTATTTTAAATATTTTTTATATTTTTATTAAACAAATTAAATTATAATCTAATTTTAAATTTTTTTATTATGAAAATTACAATAATCATATAAATAATATATAAAAACTAGAACATATAAAGCATAAATACTTTTATTAAAATAAATCATTATTATTTAATAGAAAATTACATGAATTTTAATTTACTTATTTAATATTGTTTATATGAGTTTTGTCTATTATGTTTAATGAATAATCTTATTTGTAAATAAATATTTATTTATAAATATTTGAAATAACCTAATTAAAATCTGTTGAATTGTTTACAGGTTTATATATTTTATATTATTATTTAAAAAATAACTTAATTTTTATAAAGTAAATAAAAAATAGTATTTCATAATTAAGTAAAGATAATAACTTTTATAAAAAGATTATTTATCAATAAATTTTATAGACTATAGAAAAAATATAAATTATTAAATTTATATATTTGTAATATATAATTAATATAATGAGTATAAATTATAATAAAATTAAAGATTTAGTTTTTTTATTATATGAATTTGTATATAATAAAAATGACTTAATATATTTAGATTATGTTTATGAAAAATTTGATTGGGAAAATATAAAAATAGAAGACTTAATATCAACTAATTTAGATTATCAAATAATATTAAATTCAAATTATGATAAAAAAGATAATTTTAAAATTATAAATATTTTTGGTGATAAAATATTTAAGAAAATAGTATTAAAAAAATATTTTAAAGATTATCCATTAACATTAATAATTCAAAAATATAAAACAAATAATGAACCAACAAATATAATAGATATAATATATGAATTATTTATAAATCAAATAATAACAGAATTTGCAATAGTTGACAAAATACCATTTTTTTTGTTAAATATAAATAATTTTAATATACAACTATCAAAATTATCAAATTATTCAGATTTTTATAATTTAATAATTAATGAATATAATTTATATGATCCAAATGATTTAGACTCAAATTTTTGTATAAGTATTTATGAACATTATCATTCATATATTACATTTAATCAATTATTAAATATGGATTTATCAAATGATGATATTATAAATATATTATTTCAAATATTTTATATATATGCATATTTACAAACAAAATTAGATAATTTTTATCATGGTGAATATAATATAAATTCATTTTTAATAATAAAAAATAATAATAATTTTTTGGATATAAAATTAAAATTGGGAGATAGTATTTTTTTATTACCAAAACAAAAATATATATGTAAATTATTTAATTATCGAAAATCACAGATAAATGGATTTAAAAATTTATCAGAAAAAAATGAAATAATAGACAATCCATCATATTCTATGTATACAATATTAAAAAGTTTATATGATAATTCAAATAACATTAATATAAAAAATTTTGAAAATATAAAAATAATTATAAGTAATTTTATTCCATTAGACATTTTATCTAAAAAATTTATGGATGAGAGTCAATTTTACAATATTTATATAGATTCAATAAATCCTTCACAAATTTTAATAAAAAATAATATCTTTAGTAGTTTTATAAATATGAATTTTAAAAATAATACTATAAATCAAGATTTAATTGGTGGAAATTATAATAAAAAAAATATAGATTTATTAAATTTAAAAAAAAATAATATTGAAAGTTCAGTTGTAGAAGAATATACAGGATATAGAATGTTATCAAAAAATTTTATTAATAATCAAGAAGGTGGAAAAAAAAATAAAAAAAAAAGTAATAAAAAAAGTCTAAAAAAATCTTCAAAAAAACATTTAAAAAAAACATCTAAAATCAATTCAAAAAATAAACAAAGTCGACAAAATTACACAATAAAAAATAATGATATAGATGAAACATATGAAGAAATTGAAAATATAGATTATAATACAGATAATGATGATGATGATGATGAAGATGATGAAGATAATGAAAAAATAGAAAAAATAGAAATAAATAATGATATAAATAATGAAGAAATAAATGAACCTGATGATTTATCAATTGAAACAGAAGAAGAAAATGAAACACTAGTATCAGAAGGAGATGATGATAATAATAAAGTACCAATTGATTCAGAAGAAATGGGAAAAAATTATAAAAAAATAATAAAAAATCTTATGGATGAAAATAAGAAATTAAAAAAAAAATCAAAAAAATTAAAAAAAAATCAAAAACAATCTAAATTAAAAGTAAATAATGATTCATCAATAAGTTTTGATCTTGATGATGATGAAAATGGAAGTAATGAACATAAATTAAATCAACATATTATGCCAATGAATCCACAAATGAATCCACAAATGAATCCACAAATGAATCCACAAATGAATATGCAAATAAATCCAATAAATATGCAAAATCCGAATACATATAATAATAATATTATGTTACCAGATCCAAATTTTATGAATAATGGTATTGTAAAAATGAAAGCAGGAACAAATAATAATTTTAATGAAATATTTTCAAATTTAAATAATGAAAGTTTAATTCCAATATTACCCGAAATGCAACAAAATTTTGATATAAATCAAATTGCAAATTTACCACAACATAATAATTTTTCATCAGGATTTGAATATGGTACTGAACCAAAAATAATGGATAGTGGATTATTAAATAATAAATTTGGAATGAAAAGACAACTTCCATTAATAAATGATCCAAATATGGCAAGTATTGCAGGAATTAATCAATTTGGAAATAGTTTACAAGGAGAATTAGGAAAAACTGAAAATATAAATAAAGTAGAGAATAATATAAATAATATTTTACCAAATGATACAAATATATTAAAAGGTGGTGAAAAAAAAAAGAATTTTTTTTTGACAAAAAACTAAAAAATGATAAAAAGATACACAGTAAAGATAATATAGGTGGTTCAGGAAAAGTGATACCAAATTATATTGAGCCAATAAATAGTCCATATTATAATAATTCTTCAAAAGAAATTTATTCACAAAATAAAAACAAATCAGAATTTTCAGGTCCTGCAACACCTGCAACACCTGCAATATCTGCAATACCTGCAATACCAGGTGGACCATCTGAATTACCTAATCAAAATAATATAGGAAAACCAAATAGACAAACACAACCAATAATTGATTTACAAGTATATCCAGAACAAAAAAAAGTAAATCCTCTTGCAGATAAACAAGCAATGTTACCATTACAACCATTAAGTTTATCAAGTCCTTTTATACCTCCTCAATTTCAATCATATTTAAATAATTTTATGAAAAATTTTTACACTCCATTTATATATAAAGATTATCATATAAATTTAGGAGGACCAGATGGTGATCATATTAGAGGATCAATGATTTATGAAGATGCACTACCTCCTGCAGAAATTTATTCTTCATATAAAACAGTAAAAGAACGTAATTCTTTGTGTGAATATGTTAGGGGAACATTTATAACATCAGATGAAGGTGAATATGTAGATTTTAGCGGTGGTCCAAATAGTTTAAATTCTAGATTAAAATTAATTCAATTAAATCCATATAATACAAATATATTTAGTGCTAATCCTTATAAAAATTTACCAAAAGGTTTATTAATATATAAATCATGTTATCCAATAGTTTATGATAAAGCCAGTACATTAGTTCAATGTAATAAATTAGCTGTAGGATTAAATGTTCGTGTTTATCAAATTACAATAAAAGAATTTGTAGTTAAATATTTTAATTCAACAATTAAAATGGGAAATTTAAAATTAAAAGAACAATTAATAAATATAATTGATAAAATTAAAAAAGAATTAGGTGATAAAGATTTAACATCAATAAATGCAGATTTAAAACCATATAAATTTAATATTTGGAGAGAAATTATATATTATAGTTTTATCAGAAATAAAATTAATGGACAATATATATGTCCTAATTTTGTTCAATCTTATTGTTATTTTATTAATAAAAATGCTAATTTAAGTTTTAGAAAAAATGGACCAAATGTAAATTTTGAAAAACCATTTCTTATTCCTGAAATATTATCAAATGATTTTTCAAATAATACAATGATTTTATTAACAGAATCACCAAATCAAAATATTTATCAATGGGCATCAAATACATATGTACAAGATAAAGGTATCAGAAAAATGATTTATTCTGGTTTTAAACCTGAAGAACATTGGAAAAGTATTATTGCACAAATGTTAATAATATTTTATACAATGGATAAATATTCTTTTACAATAAGAGAAATGGAACTTAATGCCAATTTTTATATTAAAGATTTAAATGTATATGGTGATAATAAACAATATTGGCAATATACTATACAAAATATTGATTATTATGTGCCAAATTTTGGTCATTTATTAATGTTTGATCACAATTATAAAGATTTAATTAAACCTGAAAATATTAATAAATTAAAAATTATTATGAAAGATGAATTTGAAGATGATGAAAATTTAATTAAAGAAATAATAATTGATAATGCAATAAATTGTTTTAATTCTAATAATTTTAGTGGTCCATTTCTAAATAATGGTGGTGTATCATTATCAGATAATATTGGAAATATTTTTTCAATGATTCATGAAGATTTGATTTTAAATAGAGAAAAATTAATTAATGGAGAAATGAAATGGATTTATTTTATTAAAAAATATTTTATTCAATTTAAATATATTCATAATAGAGTTGGAACTCCTATTAGAGATTTAGAAGTAATTTATATAAGAAAAAATGATTCTAGACCAAAACCATTTAAAATAGGAGAATTAGTTATTTATGAAGAAAATTATGAAACTTATAAAATTTTATTAGTTATTGAAAATAATAATGAAAATAATTGTGAATGTGTTACAAAAAATAATTTAACTAATTTGTATGAAATTGGAAATTATCCAAAAGATTTATTATATCATTATTTTGAATTTGAACAAATTAAACAAGATGGTAAACAAGGTGAACCAATGATTTCTTATGATTATATTATTGAAAAATATATTTTATAATAAGTTCAGTCTAAAATTATAATTGTTAATTAAATCACTTTTTATTATTTAATATATAATTTATATATATAAATTGTATTTATTCAATCAATATAATATTATTATAGTATCTATCAATCTTTATTTTTAAAATAATATTTTTATAAAAATGTTATATAAAGAAGTGTAGATTCTTATAATCTTAGGTATATATTATTACACAGTTTGAACATTTAATATTTTAATATTAAAATATTATTTTTAGTATAGTAATATTATTCTATTACTATATAAAAAAATAACCCCTATGATTTCACATGATTATAATTATTATAAAATATATTTTTCTTATATATTTTATATAAACTCATAATTATGAACTATAGTTTTATTGACAAATATAAAGCATCTGATTTTATTCCAAAAAATAATACTAATCTTTATAATGAATATAAACCATCAAATAATAATGAATATAAACCAACTAATTATTATTGGTCTGATTATTCACAAAGTCAAAATAATTGGGCAACAGAAAATTCAATTCAAAAAAGTTTAATGAAAGGTTTATATGAACCAACACCAATTGGTGAATTGTATTTTTCAGAACAAAATATTAATCGAATACAAAAAATGATTAAATATGAAGTTTTTAAAAGAACCAATGGTAAATATAAATTAGAAATAGATCAAAATGAATCAGATTTACTTGTTGTTATGAGAGATATTTATATTACTTGTGTTAAAAATTCTCCATATAAAGTAATTCATCAAGTTAAAGAATTAAATCATAGAACTATTGAAAAAATTATGCCTGATATGATTACAATGATTAAACAAGATGATGAATACATAAAACAATTAGATAAACCAATTGATCCTATACCTTTACCTGTTTGTATTAATAGTAAAGGTAGATTATCTTTACCTTCTACTACTACTACTTTTTTTTATAAATAAACAAAATTAATGATTTTAAAAATTATTTAAAAATTATTTAAAAATTATTTAAAAATTATTTAATTAATATAATTTTTAAATATACTTATTACTCTAAAAAATTAATATTTAGGCGTTAAGAAAAAAATATATATGTATACTAATACAAATAATTAATATTTTATATATTATTGTTTGTTGTTTTTTTATATTTTTTATTAATTTAAATTAATAAAAAAAAAAATATTTTTTTAATTTAATATGAAAAAAGAAAATAAATTAATTAATATTTTTAATAATAAATTAAAAGATGATTTTGATATTTTTTCTAAAAAAATAAATGAAATTTTTAAAAAT